GACTGTTTGAGGACCATGACCTTGGGAGAGTAACCAGAGCGACCAGAAGCATACTTCCCTCTTCGGCGAGACTTGCTTGCCGCCAAGTACGAACCTCTTCGCACACTTACACCACCCCTCACTCCTCGAATGGCAGACCAAGAAACAGGACGAGTACGAGACATGCTTACAAGATGAGACTAGTAAGGAATGAAGCAGAAACAGTGAAAAAAATAGCCCGACTAAAGTTGCCGCCAACTCGCCCACTAGGAAAAGTCGAGGAAAAGTCATCTCCTTTTATTTCTCTGAACAAAGAACCTCCTCCGAGCCTCTATTCTTCTCATCTCTCCGAGCTTCTTCTGATGCCTCAGACGAGTCTCGATCATCTCTGCCTCCTCCCAGGCATACCAATTGAAACGATGCAAAGCGTAATTGATGTTACCGATCTGTGTCTTGAGGTAGAGGATCTGATCCTCCCACTTGCTCCGCTTTGATGCGCTCAAGCCTAGTCCTGGAAATCTCCCGCCTGGTCCCCAATCCTTCGGTATGAAGCGCCTTCCAGACATATATAATGAGTGGAACGATGACTGTAGTGATAAGAGTATTCACAATGAGAAGGATGGTCTCCTCCTTCATGAATTAGCAACTGACTAACTGAAAAGTGTTCCAACTGACAAATGGTGGCGGGGTCTAGTATTACCCCCGCCACCCCCGACTGCCCGACTATTTCGGGCAGTCCGATAAATCCCATTTATCGACAACACCCCCATTAAATCCATACAACCCATTTTAATAACCAAACCATATTTACTATTCTCAAGTATAGGTCGCTCCTAGAGTAGTCGTTAGGTCGCACCCCTCCACACGTTCTGGTCCGGGTTCGAACCCGATCCTACTCAGTTTTTTTTAAAAAAAGTGTAATCCGCTCTAAATCCTTGCGCAGGTACCCGGCCTGGGAAGTGAGTGGCAAGCCCTCTCAGAGCATATATCGATTTCGTAATAGAGGTTAGTATCCCCTCTGGTGAATAGCCACTACAGTTCCAGAGTTTAAACAATCAGCTCAGTGCATTTATTCCCGTCCATGACATCCCAATACCCCGAGTCTTTCTCCTCTATCTCTGATGAGTCTTCCTCCTCCGAGGAATCAACCGTCGAGATGTCCCCCCCTCTTCCTCAAGAGTTCAAGAGTGTCAAAACTCCGAAGACTCCTAAGAAAGAGAAGCCCTCCCTCAAACGGAAGGCAACTCAAGAAGACCTCCCTCTTCAGCCCCCGGCTAAGAAGGCGAAGACCACTCAGCCTCCGGCTGCAAAGCACTGGTGCTTCACTTGGAACAACCCTCCAGGTGACGATCAGATGGTCTACGACATCATCAAGGAATGGCCGACTACCTATGTAGTCTTCCAATCTGAAGTCGCAGACTCCGGTACTCCCCATATCCAGGGATACATCGAGTTCGACAAGCCACAGAGGCTCAGTAGCATCCGCAAGATGCCATTAGCTGGTATGTTCCAGTTTAGGGAAGCCACCAAGAGTGGAAAACCAATCATCATCATCAAATAATAAATATCTCTTTACTTACCTTTTAGCACGCTGTCACTGGGAGAAGAGACGTGGAACTAGAGAACAAGCTAGGAACTATTGCATGAAAGATGAGACCCGGAAGGAAGGCTGCCAGCCAGTAGAGATAGGAAAATTCTCCACTTCGGACCGATCAGATCTCACAGCAATGTACCAGATGGCTGTCAAAGGTAAGTCAGAGCGTGACATCGCTGACTCCTTCTCTAGTTCCTACATCCGCTTCCAGCGAGGGTTGAAGGCCGTAAAGTCCTTCTACCTTCCTCCCCGAGAAGACAAGCCCGTGGTCTGTCTTCTGATCGGCCCCCCTGGGTCTGGTAAGACTTTCGCAGTACATGAAGCAGCGAAAGGCGATCTCTACACCACCCCCCCTGACTCTGGTGTAGAATGGTTTGACGGAATGGATCAGAATGATGACGTACTCCTCGATGATTTCGCAGGTAAGATGAGCAAGTCTCCTCTATCATCTCTCCTTCAGATCCTGGACTCTTATCCCATCAGAGTTGCAATTAAAGGAGGTTTCACCGCCTTTACGGCGAAGCGTATATTCATCACCACCAATTATCATCCGAGAGACTGGTATGACTGGACTACTCGAGAACCGCAATGGTTTGCGCTTGTCCGAAGGTTTACCCACGTATTCAAGTTCACCGTTCGAGGAGATGAGCCCACTGTCTATATCCGAGGTGCTGGCACCCAGCCTGCAGACTGGACATACGAATGGAGGTCATTCTGGGGTCATCCCCTCAAGCAGATTGAAATTAGCAAAGTCGATTGTGTGGAAGCACCACTTCGTCGTGTCCCCCCAAGGAAGACTTCTGAAGTCATCATCAACAAGATCCTTAAGAAGGAAAGTATTAAAGATAAGAGAGAGCGCAAGAGAGGAGCAAAGTTGATTAGAAAGTACTTAAAGAAATAAACACAAATGAGTAATAACACTCTTTTTATTAAAAAACACTCAATCAGTGTAACGGAGTCGGCATTTAGACTCAGCATCAATTACGACGGTACAAGTACCAGCCAGATTCTGATCAGCACGGAAGAAGACGTAAAGTCCTCCAGTACTGATATCAGCAATTGTGCAAGGAGAGGACTGTCCACTATAGACAGTCTCTTTTCCACCGAGCTTGATGTACTCATCAAAGGAGCAATGCACGGTAGTGACATTGGTGGTACCACTTGTCTGAGGAGGAACTGTGGTATTCAAATCCAACTTGACGTCTCTCAGGATTTGGAATCTCCCCATGTTGTCGTACTTGATGGGATCGTACATTAAGGTACTTTCAGTGCCGTCTTGTAATGTAGTACCAAAGATTTCGTTGAAGACAGGAACGACACCACTAGGTTGTTTGTCCCAGACCACAACCATTCGAAGAGAATTGGACCTGACTCCCGCGCTGACTGCAGCCACAGAGTACTCGAGCTTAGCTAATCCAAATAGCCGAGCGCTTTTGAGAGAGATCTTGCGACCAACGCGATTGTAGGAACCAGTCCCAGGAGACACCAAGTTGAGAACGGTCGAAGAAGCATTCGTGTCTGTCGTGGAGATGACAGGATTGAGAGACATACTGATGTCAACTCCCTTCTTCTCACCAGACTGTTTGAGGACCATGACCTTGGGAGAGTAACCAGAGCGACCAGAAGCATACTTCCCTCTTCGGCGAGACTTGCTTGCCGCCAAGTACGAACCTCTTCGCACACTTACACCACCCCTCA